ACTCTCACACCAAGCACTGCAAAACCTTCCGTCCTCGCACCGGATCTCGAAGTCACGGGCGATATCACCACCAAAGGCCCCTTGGTGGTTCAAGCGCGTATTGTCGGCAACATTACCGGCGAGATCGTGACGATTGAGCACTGGGCCAATGTCAAGGGCGACATCGAGGCCAAGCAGGCAACGATTGAAGGCGTTGTCGTTGGCGCTGTGATCGCGAACGATGTACGGGTGACCCATTCCGGCCAAATCAACGGCTCAGTTCATTACACCAAACTGGCCGTAGAAGCTGGCGCGATGATCGAGGGCCATCTGAGAATGATAACCCCGCCCCCGGAACCCGCTCAGCCAAGTGGATCGGCCAGCGAGTAGTGTAGTATGACGGGAACGACGGCCGCCTTTAGGCTGGCTGCGCCGTCAACAGCGAGATCGACAGGCTCAGGTGCCGCCGCCTCGACCCAGTCGCAGAGCCCACCCAATGTACGCTGAACTGCGATGGCTGCACCAATCCGGGCGATGAGTTGGTCAAATCGTGTATCACGATCACCGCTTGCCTGCACGATGACCTCAAGTTCAGCCCGGTGCTGGTAGTGATAGCGCAGCGGGGACAGTGTAACCTCCGGATCGCCGGGGTTGCCATCACGCAAGATCATCAGCCCTGCAGAAGGGATGCGCTCAGGCAAGACCTCGCCGCGTAGAACCGGCACATGCGGGATCGTGCGAAAGGCATCTGCCAAGGCGGTTAAGATGGTTTCGCGAGGCGTCGGCATGGTTCTGATCGGCCGTTCTTGCAAAGATAGTGCTTTAAGGCTATATAGCCTCCAAGACATGGAGGCATCATGCCGTGGACCGTTGCGTTTTCAGAGGAGTTCGAGCTGGAATTTGATGAACTCCTGCAAGACGTGCAGGACGCAATCCTCGCACGCGCACTGCTCTTGGAACGCGAGGGGCCATCGCTGGGCCGACCGCATGCCGATACCCTGACCGGGTCTAAGCATGCAAACATGAAGGAGTTGCGATGCAATGCCGCTGACGGCGTATGGCGCATCGCCTTTGCCTTCGATCCCGAAAGGCAGGCGATCCTGCTCGTCGGCGGCGATAAGTCGGGTGGCAGTGAGAAGCGCTTTTACAAACAACTGATCGCCCGGGCGGATGAGCGGTTTGACCGTCATCTCACACAACGGAAAGGATAAAGACTATGGCACGAACCCTGAAGGACAAGTTGGCCGCGCTCGATCCAGCCCGTCGCGCAGGCATCGAGGCAGAAGCAGACCGGCTTCAGACCGAATATCTGACGTTGCGTGAGTTGCGGAAAGCCAAAGATCTGACGCAAGTGCAACTGGCAGAAACGCTTCACATTCAGCAGGCGACCGTTGCCAAGTATGAGCGCCAGAGCGATTTGCTGCTCTCGACGCTATCAAGCTATGTACGTGCCATGGGCGGCAATCTGAAATTGGTGGTCGAGTTTCCCGGTAAGGCACCTGTGGCTCTTGAGGGGCTTGGCGATACCGAAGAACCGCGTCGTCGACGGCAGGCCGCAAGCGGTGTTCGCCTGACAGAGGCGCGCGCCTAATCATCACGCACGCCCCTTCACCCAATTCGCCACAATTGAGCCCGGAATCCGCCCCACTGCCGTCTCCGCGGCCCTCGCCAAATCCAACCGCTTGGCCAGCTTTACTTGCGGCACGAGCAAAAAGATTGGTGCGGTCAGGAGGCCCCGACCGGTCTTCGAGCGCGACGCCACAGCCCGGCCTTTGGTGTTGAGCCGCCCCTCAGCCACCAAGAGGCTCGGCCCCTGGTGTCGATAGATAAACCGCAACCTCAAGCCAGTACGGCGCTCCCATTCGCCGGGGGAGATCCGGCCGCCGCGGGCGGATTTACCAGCCGCGGGCGTGGGGATCGCGAGCCAAAAGCCGTTCTTCGAGCGGATCATTGGCCCTGTGTTGTGCGCCCCAAGAATGACCGGGGCCTTCGACCAGACCAGAGCCGCCGCGTTCAGACTGGGTTTGCCCTTTGGATATTGCGCAGACCGAATGCTGCGCGCCAACCTGGTGCCAAGCCCCGCGCCCGTAATCTGGCCGCGCCAGGCTGACTTCAGGCGCGTGCTGGCTTCGCGGATCGCCGTCGACACCGCACGCTCGCCGGTGGCAATCTCTTCCCGCATGAGCGCCACAGTGTCAGGATCAATGTTGAGGCTCAGATGCATCGCACTCACGCGGGGCAGAGGGTCATTGTCCAGATGAGCCGCTCCCGATCTTGGCGCGGCTCACCCTCAATCAAAAATGTCTCATCTCCTATCAGGATCTGCTCCTGCGGTCGCGGATTGGGAATGTCTGCCACCCGGACGTCGATCCGGGTGGTGTCTGAGAGAAGCCGCGCCGCGCCAAACTCTGTGATTTCGTCAGGGCGACGCAGGATGCCCCGCGCCCGTGTGAAGGCCCCTGCCCCGTCACGATACCAAATCTCGACGGCGATGTTCTTATCCGCAAAAAGCACCTCCAGCGCGTCTGCGAAGGCCGTCATCAGGTCCGCCGGCCCGCGCGCAGGACCTGCGGGCGCGTACAGATCGGCAGGGGGTTGCTCTCGATCTCAAGGCGCACCCATTCATCGCGGTCGCGATCGGGGATCATGCGCGCATAAAGCGGCAACCCAATCGTATTGACCGTCTCGAATGTATCCGCCGGGGCAAAGTAGATCTCAAAAAGCCCCTCAATGCCCTGCGGATAAAAGTAGGCCTTGTCCGTTGGCACACCGATCGTGGCACTGCCTCCATACCGGCGGAAGGTGATGCCACCAAAGGTGAACTCATCCACCGCCCTGCCCCGCAACTCATTGGCGGCTGCCGTGTTGAGATAGGTCTCCCGGATCTCCTTATGCGCGACCAGATCGGCAAAGAAGGCCGAACCACATTCCGCGCGCAACTGCACAGGCCCCACCGCAAGCCCGCCGAGGCTCTCCTCAACGCTTTCGATCAAAGCCTGGCAGCGCTTCCTGAGCGCCCCAGATGCCGGCGACTGGTTATCAAGATCAAAATCGATCTCTGCAGCCGGCGTGATGCCAAACTCCGTAGCGAAGTTGATCACCACTGAGCCATCACGAGGATCCTTCACCAAACCCTGAAGCCCATTCAGCAAATGATACTCAAAAGTCGCTTCGGCATCCGCTCTCAGGCGCCGCATCCGGCGCGCAACTTCGGCCTGCGCCTGCTGCGTGACGCTTTCTGAGCCGAACTCACGAATGCCCTGGATTTCTGAGGCCCACAGCACATCCTGCTTTTTGAACTGCCGGCACACAAAGGCACGGACCTGACGGCTTTCTGGGGATTGCTGGTCATAGGATGATCCGCGCTCAGAGAACGGGATCAGTGACAAGGTCCCATCCCGGCTTTCGATAACAACAGTGCGCGTGCGCACCCCGCGCTCACCGAAGAGACCCGAGCCGGACAAGGTCGCAGGCTTGAAGGGAATATTCTCCAAGGCACGTGTGAGCTCAATGACGGAGAAGGCATCGCCTTCAAAGATATCCATGGTGGCCATATGCCAACCTCCTTGATGTGAGTGTCTTTAGGCCCGACCCAACGCTCAGCGCAGGACGATGCCGAGCGCCGCCAGTGCCGTGGTGGCTGCCGTGATCTGGACCTCCGTAGCCCCCTCGGGCCACACAAGTTCATGTCGGTTGACGAGCGCGGGCCCACGCAGGATCACAACGCCAAGGGCGTCAGCCGCACTTGCGTCGACCGCGGCCCAGAGAATGGCAGCGGGGGTTTGGCTGCCGTTGGTCGCGGCCGGTGCAAGGCGGGTGAATTTGCCGCCCGTGGTGATCTTGCCAAGCACGGAGCCGGGCTCGAGCGATCCAGCGCCGGAGGCAATGGTGACGGTTTCTCGGGTGAAGTCGCGGAGCACTTCCCAGACGAGAAAGCCGCCTGCGTGTTGGCCTTCAGTGAGCATGGTCATGGAGGCTTATCCTTTCGTCTTAAAGGTGCGGGCGATGACCTCGCCCCAGGGATGGAGGGAGGCTGGGCGTCCAGGCTGTGCGTGGGCGCTCAGGGTGATCTCGGGGGTCGCGTCCGCCTTGGCCGCGAGAAGGCGGACGCGGACCGTATCAAGGCTCGCGTCCTCCTCAAGAAAGCGGCCCACCATCTGCGGCTGGCCTGCAAGGCGGCAAAGGTCGATGACCGCGCGGGCATGGGCCATCGCCTCGGCGCGGACGGCAGTAGCATCAGCCATTGTGGGCTCACTTGCTGCCATGATTGGCAATTCCGCAGCTGGGGGGTCATGGTCCGCTTGGGTGTTGGCGTCTGCAACACCCTCGGGCTGGGGCTCGGGGGCTGCAGGTTCATCGGGTTCACCTGCCGCCTCGACCAATTCCGGCGGCGCATTGCGGAAGCGTGCCACATCAAAGGAAGCTGCGAGCTTCACGGGCTCTGCGATCCGGTCAATCAGGGCAAGATCCAAAGCCTCCGTTGCATCAAGCCAAGTCTCGGCCGCCATCAGGGCGGCGATTTCGTCATCGGGCTTGCCAGACTTGGCCGCATAGCCCTGGATCAAGCTGACCTTGACCTTATCGAGCGCCTCGGCGGTGGACCGCATATCCTCGGCCGTGCCCATCACAAGACCTGAAGGGTCATGGATCATCAGGAAGGCGTTTTCTGGCATCACGATCGTGTCGCCCGCCATGGCGATGTAGCTCGCGGCCGAGGCGGCAATGCCGTCAATCCAAACGGTGATGTCGCCCTGATGGCGCTTCAGCGCATTGTAAATGGCGACTGCATCAAAGACCGAGCCGCCGGGGCTGTTGAGGCGCAGATCAATCGCCGCATAGTCGGGCAGCGCGCCGAGTTCCGCGAGGAACCCCTTGGCGCTGACACCATAGGCGCCGATTTCGTCATAGATCAGCACTTCCGTGCCCGAGGAACGGGCGCGGATCGTGTACCAGGATTTCATGAGGTTATTCCTTTGGGATCTCAGCCGGGGGAGATGTCGGACGGTCCGACATATGCATTGGGGTCAGGCTCAGCCTGTGGAGTGGCGCGAGCGCCTTGGGTTTCGCCGGGGCTCGTTTTGTAACTGAGCCCCATCTCTCTGACCCGTGCGGCGTCGGCGGCGTTTTCACGGTCGACCTCTTCGATGTCATAGCCTGTGGCCTCGACCACCTTGCGCCGCGAGGTAATGCCCGCTCCCATCGCAAGAACCTGCGCTTGGATGTCTTTGAGAGGATCAACCCAGTCCCACCTTGGCGGGATCCATTGCACCGCGCGCGCGTCAGCGGG